TGGGCGCGCTGACCGCGCTGACCTCGCCGCCCGACCTGGACGCCGGCCCGGTCATGGTGGACAAGGACGGCCACCAGGTCGTGCAGGTCCGCTCCGAAGAGCTCGTCTACCGCCCGGCCGACGCCGGCGGTGAGCGGGTGGGGTTCTTCAGGGACCTGCTGCACGCCCAGCGCGATGGCGACACCGAGGCCCGCAGCCGCCTGGACCGCCACGGCCTGCAGATGCGCGCCGCGGGTACCACAGCGTCGGGTGCGGGTGTCATCCCGCCGACATGGATGTTCAACGAGTTTGCCATCATCGCCCACGGTGCGAGGCCCTGGGCCGACACGCTGCGCCGGGTCGGCATCACCGACGCCAACCCGATCGTGATCGGCAAGCAGTCCTCGCCTGGCGCGGTCATCGGGCTCCAGGGCGGCGAGAACAGCCCGCCGTCTGACGGCAACTTCAACGCCACGCAGATCACGATCAGCCCGTCGACCTACACCGGCAAGATCGACGTCTCGCGCCAGTTGTTGGACGGGTCCAACCCGGCGGTCGACGGCCTGATCTTCACCGACTGCATGGGCGCCTACAACGAGCAGGTCGAGACGGCGGTGGTGGCCGCCTTCGAGGCCGCCAGCGGCTTCGCGGCGACGATCACGTACCCGGGCACCGCCCCGGTCTACGCGAACATGTTCGACGCCTTCATCGACGCCGCCGCCTCGGTGCGCAAGCACCGCAAGTCAGCGCCCAAGGTCGTGTTCTGCTCGGAGGGCGCCTGGGCCTTCATGGCCAAGGAGAAGGACACTCAGGGCCGGCCGCTGGTGACGACGGGCTATCACGGCCCGGTCAACGCGTATGGCCTGGGTGACTCGGTCGTCTACGGCCAGATCGCCGGCGAGGTGGTCGGGCTCCAGGTCATCCCGTCCTGGGCCGGGGTGGACAACCACCTTTACGTGCTCAAGGCCGACGACTCCCTGCTGCTCGAGTCGAGCACCTTCAACTTCCGCTACGAGGAAGTCCTCGGCCCCGAGAGCATCCGGCTCGGAGTCTGGGGCTATGCCGCCCCGGTGATCAGCCGCTACCCGCTCGGCATCGTCAAGATCGACGCCGGCAGCACCATCCCCGCCCCCGCCGAGGTCGAGGCCGACGACGCCCCCGCCGAGGTCGAGGCGCCCAAGCGCTCCAACGGGGGGAAGTAGGCGCCCGTGGCGACGGGCTGGCCGACCCATGCTGACGTCCTCTCGATCGTGCGGCTCCAAGAGCCCACGGTCGACGACGCCATCGTGGAGTCGGCCCGCCTGGCCGCCATCGACTACTGCATCGGGCGCATCGACCAGACCATCTCCGGCCCGCTGGACGGCTCGGTGCCCATCTCAGATGGGATCTACGAGGCGGCCCTGTTCGCCTCGGCCCGCTTCTACCGCCGGCGGGATTCACTCGACGGCACCATCGGCTGGGGCGAGGCGGGCATCGTGCGCGTCGGCTACAAGGATCCCGACGTGGACGCCCTGTTGGCCCGCTATCTGGCCGTGGTGCTCGGGTGAGCTGGGACCGCGCCGCCGTGGCCAAGGCGCTGGTGACCCAGCTCGAGGCCGCCATAAGCGACGTGAGCATCCTCGACCGCCCGTTGTTCAACCTCAACGCCCCCGCCATCGTGGTGGGCCGGGCCGCCGAGACGCGCTACAGCGCCTTCGCCATGGCCATCGACGAGACGCAGCTCCCGGTGACCGTCGTGGCCGGGAGCGAGCGTGACGACGACGTGGCCGACATGATCGCCGAGGTGCGCAGCGCCGTCATGGCCGACATCACGCTGGGCGGCGTCGTGCAGCGCTGCGTCCCCGTGGCCGAGCGCAATTGGCGACCCATCAAGGTGGCGGGTGCGGACCTGCTTGCCGCCGACGTCGTACTCGAGGTCCAAATGTGAGGAGGTCAACATGACACCGACCGCGACCAAGGAGAACGGCACCACCGAACAGGCCAACGGCGGGAACGGGCACGACCACGTCGAGGTGCTCGCCACGGGCGACCCGGTGCCGCCCGTCGCCGCGCCGCTGATTCTCAACGACGCCTACTTCCAGCTGAACGGGGTGAACCTGCGCTGCCTGGTCAAGCACCTAGAGATCGTGCCCGAGAACAAGCTGGTCACCATCACCAGCTTCTGCGCCGAGACCGACTACCCGGGCGTCACCAAATGGCACCTGCGGGTGACCTTCCACCAGTCCTTCGACGCCGGGGCCACGTACCAGACGCTTAATGCCGCCTATGGCAACTATGTGGCGTCGGGGGCGCAGGCGACGTTCCAGGCCCGCCCCTACGCGAGCAGACTCGCCAGCGCCACCAACCCCGTCATCGCGGGCAGCGTGATCCCGATGCCCTTCGAGCTGCTGATCGGCGACGCCGGCGCCGGTTCGGAGGTCGCCATCGACTGGAACATGACGCAGCCGCCGAGCGTCAACACCGGCGCCGTGCCCGCCACCGGCGCCCAGGCGGGAGCGCCCGGTTTCTTCACGCCCTCGGGCGCGCAGACGCCTGCCAACGAGGCGGCGCTGACCGGCATCACCGCCACGCCCGTCACGGCGTGGTCGACCGGCAGCTACGTGATCACCGCCGACCTGCTGGCCTCGTTCTGGAACGGCACGGCGTGGGCGGCGGGCAAGGCCCCGTGACGACGACGCAGACGATCATCCTGCTCGTCGAGGTCGGCGTGGTCGCCGGTGTCGCTCTGCTCACGTGGCTGGGCATCGGACGGCGGTGACGTGGCCCAGGCGCCCCAGGTCGCCGTCGTGGGGCTGCGCGCCCTGAACCGCGACATCAAGCGAGCCACCGACAATTCAGGCCCGATCTACGCCGTCATGGCCCAGGCGGGCAAAGAGGCCGCCGCGCCCGTCGCCGCTCAGGCCCGTTCGGCCTACCCGGTAGGGGCGACCGGGCGCCTCGCCGCCGATGTGCGGGTCAGTGGCACCCGCTCGGGGGCCGCCGTGCGCGTCGGGCGGGCGTCGATCCCCTATGCCGGGGCGGTCGACTTCGGGGGCTGGCCGCCGGGACGGGCGTTCCTGGCCGACGGGCGCTACCTGTTCCCCGCCGCGGTGTCGCTGGCGAGTGAATCCGCCCAGCTCTATGAGGGCGCCATTCAGCGCGGTTTCGACGCCTTCCCGTGGACCAACACGACCAGTGAAGGAGCAGCCGTACATGATTGACGACCCGACCCCGACCCCGACCCCGAGCGAGCGCCCGGCCGAGGTGCTCGAGCCCGAGCCCTTGGCGAACTTGCCGACCCTGGTGCGCGTCTCGCTGGCCTTCAGTCAGCGGATGCCGAGCCAACGCGTGCTCGACCTCATGAGCCGCCTCGAAGGCGCCGAGTTCACGGCGCTGGCGACGACCCAACCCTTCCGGATCATCGCGTTCCGGGCCTTGCTGCGCGACCACCCCGAGCGCGACCCCGCCTCGATGTGGCTGCACGCCTACGACGTCGAGGTCGAGGTCGAGCAGCCAAACCCTACGAACGGGAGCACGCCGACGGCGTCGCTCGGTTCTGCCGGTTTTGGCGCTGTCGGCCCGTAGACATGGACGAGCTGGGTGACGAGGTGTTCGCCGCCATGGTGCGCCTCATGTATGCCGAGGCGAAAGAGTACGAGCGCATGGCGACGGCGAGGCGGTGAGATAGCCCATGGCCGGCCCCTCGATCATGGTGCGCGTGCTGGGCGACCTCACCGGGCTCGGCACGTCGTTCCAGTCGGCGGGCACCGCCGGCAGCGCGGCGGCGGCGAAGATGCACAGCGCCTTCAGCGGCATGCTCGGCACGCTCAACGCCTCGGGGGTGCTCGGCCCGTTCGGCGCCGCGCTGAGCACGGCCGACCAGTCGCTCCAGAGCATGGAAGGCCACATGAAGAGCACCAGCACCACGCTCATGGGTCTGGGCGGCGTGGCCATGGGCGCGGGGTTGGCGCTGTCGGCAGCGGGCAGCAAGGACCAGGCGGCGCACCAACAGCTCCAGGCGGCGGTGGCGGCGACCGGGCACAGCTATGACACCTATGCCGGCAAGGTCGACGCCGCCATCACGCACCAAGAGCACTTCGGCACGACGGCCAATACCACCATGAACGCCCTCCAGTCGCTGACCACGGCGACCGGCAGCCCGGCCAAGGCGCTCACGCTGCTCAATACGGCGGCGGATCTCGCCGCCGCCAAGCACATCAGTCTTTCTGAAGCGGCGGGCCTGGTCGGCAAGGCCTACAACGGGAACGCCAGAATCTTCAAGGAGTTCGGCGTTACGACCGGCTCGACCAGCACGGCGACGAAGCAACTGACGACTGACACCAAGGCGGCCGAAACCGCCGACAAGTCCCTCGCTAGCGCGAAGCAAGCCCTCCTGATCAAAGAGACCGCGGACAGCGGGGCCAAAAAGATGACCGCCTCGATGGCGCTCTCCCTCCATCTGGCCGAGCAGAAGGTTCAGACCGCCACGGTGGCATCGACGGCGGCGCACACCAAAGAGGCCGCCGCGCACAAGCTGGTCGCCGCGGGGGCGAGCACGAACCAGCAGGCGCTCGACCAGCTTTCTAAGAAACTGAGCGGCCAGGCCGCCGCCAGCGCCAGCACCTTCGGCGGGCACCTCGCCGCGCTCAAGGCGCACTTCGAGGACCAGGTCGCCGTGATCGGGCAGAAGTACGGTCCGGCGCTGACCGGTATCGGGGCCGGGCTCAC